GCAATTCAGCTAGATATTGATCTGTTTTATTTCTGCGTTTATCAGAATGTGGTATACCTGCTTTTTCAAAACGATCTACAAAAGCATCAGATATATCTCTAGGATTTTCTGTTGTAGTTAAATATTGCTCAAGAACTTCTAAATCACCTTTGCCTATTTTTAATTTAGATTTCCACCCAATATCTTTTTCATTTTTCGCAAATACAGAATCAAGAACATAATCAATTTGAGATTCAGTGCTATCTTTTTTACCTGAATCTTTTAAATATTCTTTATACCAAGATTGATTACCCACACCTTTTTGATAATCATCAAATTGAAATAATCCTACGCCCCCACCTTCTATTATTCTAGGATCACTAGGACTACCAGATTTTGTTTGTTTTTGTTTAAAGTCAAAAGAACCACCAGTTTCAACATCTATATTAGCCATAATAGCTGCTATGGCTTTATTACGTAGTCCTCGCTTTTGTAGATGTTGTAAAACCTTTTCTTTATTTTTTGCATAGACAGCAGCTTTTTCTACTTTTAACTTTTGCTGCACAGCTTTAGAAGGTTTAGGTTTTGGTAGTGCCATTTCAGCCATTGTTTACTTCTTCTCTAATAAATTTTAGTTTACGTAGTGCTGCTATAGTCCCTTGTGATCTATGTATAACCACACTATTATCTGCTTGCTCTAACGCTTTTTGCTGTTGTTCTATGATGTAATCAATATAATCATTGAACGCTTGCCACTGGCGGCTGTTGTTGACCCACGGCTTGAGACGGCTCAGTATTTGGTCTTTGTTGTCCATTACCACTAAATCCTTGTTCACCCGGAACAGGAGCCTGTCCTACACCAATAGTTGCTCCTCCTGATCCACTTGTATCCATTGCATCAGCACCTGCAGGTGCGCCTTGTCCTTCATCTGCAGGGGCTTGGAACTGCTTCATCATTTCTGCTTGAAGAGCAGCTTCGCTCATGTTATTGGTAACTTTGTCGGGGTCTAAATCAAGAGACTTTGCAATCTCACGAATTACGTACTGAAATTTAGCAAAAGGCGCGAGAGCAGGGTTACTCGCAATGTTAAGAAATTGCATTAGTCTTTGGCTACGCACTTCGTTTGCCATCAAACTTTCTGTGCCACGGGCTTTGACTTCAAGATCACCTTTAATGGAAGAGTCAAAGTCAAACTGCATATTAAATCTAAAAAATCCTTCACCTAGTGGGCGCAGTAAATAATCATCCACATTTTTAATAACAGTTTTAATGCTGCCGCTTGCTGCTCCCATTAACATAGAGATACCAGAGGCAGTTCGACCAACACCTGTGATGCCAGTTTGACCGTGTGCAAAAGAAGGTAGTCCTGTGCTTTCATCAGCAAGCTGACGTGCTTTATCAAACAACATCATATTTTCAGATGATACATTAGGAAACTTTGTGCCAAAAATAGCTTGACCCGGTGCGCCGCCTTGGCGACGAAATACTTTACCCGGATAGAGAGATAGGTCTTGTCCCGGCACTAGATTAGTTTCATCTACTTCTACAATTAAGTTGCCTGATAATACAGCATTGTCCACAGCCATACGCATAAAGCCATTCATTAATGTCTGCGTATCATCCATATTTTCTGCAATACCTACACCAAAGAAACTGTATGGATTAAGTTCATATGGTGCGGCTACATATGGAATGGTAGCGGGTTTAAACGGATTAAGAACCATACGCAAAAGTCTACCATTACAAATCCAAATGTTTGCTTGTAATTCATCAAACTCTGTTAACTCATCTGGGATAACTACACCGTTTTCTTCTAACATGTCTGTATCACACATGCCCCAATATTCTAACACTTCAAAACGATCAATGCCATGTTCAGGTGCATAGTCAGATAAATCATCTTCCCAATATTTCTTATCGTAGTTTTCACCAAAACTAATTACTTCATCAATAACCTGACTACGAAAATATGGACGCTTTCTAAGATTGCGAAGTTGAGAGCGTGACATTTTATGTCTTTCAATAACGTACTGCGCCTCATCTATATTGTTTGCGTCTGGGTCAGGATAAAAGTTCCAAACAGATACATGACTTACCTGTGGCACAGTTTTAAACATGGGGCTGTACTCACCATCATTATTCCAATTTGCATACTCCTTATCTGTTGCAAATGGACCTTTCATAATGCCTGTTCCAAACAATGCCATTTCAAAAGAACTGCTGCGCAAGTTTTTATTTGCGCCAGACTCTTCAAGCTGATCATGTATTTTCTTTTCCATTTTTTTAGCTGCTATCATCGCAGGGCTAAACTCAATAGCAGTTGGGGTTTGTCCCGGTCCTTCTTTTAATTTATCTTCTACAGGCTCTAATTTATTTTGAAGAGGCCCAAGTTTTTCTAGTAAAGTTTTTGTTGTAGCACCCGGAGGTAAATCATTTCCATCTCCGGGAAAACCATAAGGACTAGATAAAGCTGTTTCTCCACGTAACTCTTCAGGTTCTTGCGGATCAAAGTGAACATCTGAAACTACTCCTTCAGGTAATTCAGTTGGCTCTATGGATAGCGGAAATTTATTATTTGCAAAAAGAACGTCAACAATTTGACCATACGCTGCAAGAGTTTTAGTTTTAGTTACCTTAATAAATACGCGAGACTTTTCGGCCTCTGTAAACTGAACATCAGGACCATATAAACCACGATAGTTTCTATATGCACGTAACCATCTTTCTTCATCCTGATATCTATAATCTTCTGCACGTTTATAACGCTCAATAACAAAAGGAATTATATTAGAAACATCTGCGTCTTCAGCTACAGTATCATCTGTATCTTCAAGTGCAATAGCATCATCCTCAATCATAATTTCATTTTCAGCCATTATACTTCCTTTGCTCCAACTATAATGCATTTATAGTCTATAGTCTTCCAATCGCCATCTATAGGTAGTTCTTCATGCAACGCTTTCATTGCTACACATTGATACTTTTCTTCAAACCACTGCACGTCTTGTTGAATACAAGATTGACTATCCATACACACTGTTAGCATTAGTGACCATATTATTTCCATGTTAATATCCAAACGTGCTATCTGCTATTTGCATACCCGATGACGGTCTACCTTGCGGGTCGTAATCGAAAATAGAGAACCGGGGTCTGGACATAATGCCGTACCGGAGGGCGTCATAAAGGTGGTCTTCAGCTTTTGTATCAACGTCTTCTGGATTTCTCTTGTCCAACGGGATGGACGGTAATTGACTGATGACATTTGTGCAGCTATTAAAGAATACAAGTCTAGGCTCCTCTGTATATTCATCTACCTGCAGTCGTCTATGTATTTCGTTTTTACCTGCTACACGACTGCCCCGGCTTCTATCTGATGGACGCCAACGACATCCTTTACTAATCATTTGTTCAGCGAGACTAGGACCAGTATCGCCACGCTTATGCCAAAGAGAACTGTCAAGAACACCGTACTTAATATTGCCATCCTCTGCTTCAAGTTCAAGTATTTGATCTGCCAAATCAGTCGCTAGTACTTTTGAAACATAGTGTTCCCGATACACAATAAGCTGTTCATCAGGAGCAACAGCAAACCAAAGAACCCCACTATATGAACCATAGCCATAATCGCAAGACCTAAACTTAACCCAATTACTAGGAATGGTAAAAGGCTCAACCACATGCAGATCACGATTAAATTCCGTAAAAGCTGCACCTTCTTTAATATCCCAGTCGCCTTCTAATAGTTGTCTTCTTTGTTGTTCCGGTAACGATAAGAGCATTGCTTCATAGTCACCCGTTTCCGCAAGATACGGATTATCTGAAAGTCGGGCGGGTATAAACCTTCGTTTAAAAAGAGACTTTCCAGCTTTTGAATGTCCTGCGGGGTATCGTAAAGTCTCTCCGGTTTCAATATTAGTTGCTTCAAATGGTTTATTATACGCATGTGGGTCAATGAACATCTTTTTTACCCACTGATGTCCTCTACCTCCGGGGTTTGTGGTCGCCCTCATAAAGATAGGCAAGTCAGGTGCAGTGGACCGTAGACGACTTCGCATGTAATCCCATGCATATGGTGTGGCCCATTGTGTTAATTCGTCAAAGCCTATCCAGCTAAATGCTAGACCCTGATATCGCAAGACATCTTCATCCCTATCTAGATAAGACATCCACAATCTTGCGCCAGATGGCGCGGTCCACTGCATCTTTCTTTCTGACCACTTTATACCGGGCCAGATTTTGGGGTACAACTCCTGCGATTTAAAAATAAGTTCTCGCAGTTCTTCAGTTGTATGTCTTAATAACAATCCACTAAATTGTGAATGCCCCATGTAGCGGAGCGGGTCTGCTAGCATGGCGTAACTTTTTCCACCACCCGCACTACCGCCATATAATACTTCACGTTCACTTGCAGCTAAGAACTCTGTTTGTGGCCCCGGATTTGGCTTGAATAAAACATTAGCATGTTCTTCAACGCTAGATGTTTCATGTGTAATCCTTTCAATGTGCGGCTGTTGTTTTTGCCCCTGTCCTTGCTTCTTCGATTTTCTTTGCTTTGGCGATTGCCGTTTCCGCATACTCTGCCCACTTGCGGAGGCTTTTAGCCGTGTCCTTACGTTGTCGCTCATGTGCTAGTCTTTTCCTCAATCCTACGTGTGATATATATCTACCACTGTTAGTGCTTAACCAATTAGCTACTTGACGATAAGAATATTGATTAACATGCTTACGTGCCTTTTCTAAAAGGTCTAATTCAACTGGTATAGGGTCAAGAATGTCAGGGTCTTCTTCGTTCTGTTTATATCCAAAGGGTACAGTTCTAGCTATACGAGGTATCTGTATCCATTCGTTCTCTTCTTTAATATCTGTTGGCTGTGGCAGTTTCCACTTACCTATGCTTCTAGTCATCATCTTCTACAACAGCTTTAGGTGGCATAAGCATAACACCGCCTGATGCCTCTACTTGCATCTTCTCAGTTTTTACTAAACCTACACGGTCAAGCAATTCTTTAGCTGCACCCATTTTATCACGTATGCCTAATTCTGTCGGGTCATACAGTGCGCCTGTCATTGCCATTGCTGCTTTAGGTGCATTACGTGCCATATACATTTGTGTGGCTTCAAGTATCTCTTCTTTTAATCCTTTAACAATTTCTGTTGTTGTTGTGCTATCAGAATAACCCGCTAGTTTTTTAGCTGTTACCATGTTACCATCTGCTTCATCAAACAACACATTTAAAAATACTTGTTGCTTTGTAGTTAGTTCTCTAGCCATCAAACTCTCCATGATGCATAGCATGTGCGAGTTTTGTTGAGCGTGATTTTACCTGATTTGCCCACCTGCTGTCAAGCATTTCTTTTGCCGCTACATCAAATTTTTTCTCGTGAATAGCTGCCCACATTTTTTTAAAGCCCGATAGACGTGGCACTCCAAGATTAAATGCCATGTCCACAAGTACAAGCTGACGTACAGCGTCAAGGCTCTCTACGCAAGGGTGCGAACGGAGAAGTTCTTCTTCGACAATCTGTACGTCATTCTGTGCTAGATACATAGCATCAGCCTCTGTAATACCCATAGTATGAACAATAGCCATATTGGGTATGTCCATCCATTCTAACTCTTCTGGGGTGATACCACGATCTTCTAGGTTACGTCCAATGCCAATAGTGGCAATGCCAAGACTATCTTCGTACACTTGAAGGCGCAATCCTTCATGTGCTATAAGTTTTTCCATCAATAAATCTTTATTATATTTCATTTCTCATGTCCCATCCATACCGCAAATGCACCTGTCATTGCCCCCGTGACCACACTCACTAGTGCTGCTTGTTGGCTCGTTGGGTCTGGTAGTGACATAAACCACTCCACTACCCGCCAAGCCGATAGCGACATCCCAATCATCATCAGACGGGGAAGTATCTTCCACCGTAGAAACCTTTCCATTGTTACTTCTGCCACGGTTTATCCTCGCTTGCTCTTCTGTAGTTCTGTCGTGCATATTCCACATCTGCAACGGGACTACCTCTTACCAAAGAATTTTGTAGCACTGCGTACACCAAAGCTGGCAGCAACAATAACACCAAGGCTGTACTGATACCATTGTGGCATGGCCTCAAGCTGTGCAAAACCATTTGCTACCACCTCTTCCATTCCCGGCACAAAAGCCAGTATCAATGGTATTGAAAACAAAATTACTAACCACTCATCAGCCCACGAATTTGCTTTACTCTTAGCAATCTCTAAGTCCCAATCAATCTCACCCGTCGCCTTTTTTTCCATGATAATCGCTTCAGCCTTTGCCGTTGCGACTTTCGATGCAGTCTCTGCTTTTTTAGTTTCAACCTTTCCTTCAAGCCATGTACTAGCTAAACTAGCTATTGGTCCTACAAGTAAGTTTAACATTACCCTCTCCTAAATCGTGCAGTTTTTTTAGCGATAGTTTTTGGCTGCTTAACAAATTGCTTACCTTTACGAGTACCCTCTCTTTTAGCTTTAGTTGTAGCAGCATACTCTGCACTTGTCAAGGATTTAATTGCTTTTTCAGGAAGATATCTTTCACCTGTTTTTGCGCTAGGTTTGCCAGATTTAGTGCGCCACTTTTGTTTTGTCCATGACTTTAAACTCTGTTGAGATTTTTTTAATGCCATTATATTCTACCTTGTGAGTGTAGCATTAATGCTACTATAGAACCAAGAACAAGAAAACCTACTATAAATAAAAACGAAATAATTGCTATATCTAAATATAATCTACGTTTACGCATGGCTTCTTGTTGTTCCTCTCTTCTAGCTACACGAGCCTTCGCTTGAAACCTTTGCCAGTCATGCCACAGCCCCGGACGACCTGCATATATCATAAGCTGCTTTAATTGTTCTTCTTGTTCACGTATTTGTTCAAGAGCCATGAACTCTTCTAAGTCAGCCCGGTTTCCTTTTTGACTTGCTTTCTTTTGTAAGTCTTCTTTTGCGCCTACAAACTTAGCAATCGCACTGCCAGCTTTAGCAATGTCACCGCCGTTTTGCACAGCCGTTTTGATAACGCTAAATGCGGCATTTGCCGCTGCTAATTCTGCAAGCATTAGTATATCCTTACGTTGTCAGGGTTAACGTATTTGGGTACACAGTATGCTGTTACCCTATCTTTGGGGTCTATATAATCTGTATATCTATAGTTTCCATATCTTAGTGAAACCTTTTCTGCGAAGTAATTACATTCATTTATATCTTCAAAAAACATGTCACCACTAATCAGATTTCTAAATTCTCCTGTCCCTAGATATACCAAGAGGAGGAATACGTGTTGCATATCATTTGTATCCACCTCCTGCTCTTTTATAAGCGAGGGCTGTCATTTGTGCTTTTCTCGCCGACCATTGTCCGGGCCTACCGCCCTTACTACCAGCTTTAATCCTATTAAATATGCGTTTTCTTAATCCGGGCTTAGTATAGTTGCCAGCCTCATTAACTCTACTTTTGCTCTTCGCCGCACCACCCGGCGCAAGTTTAAGCGGTCTAACTGATTTCTTTTTCGTCTTTGCTTTTGTAATCTTCGCCATCTTATTAATCTCGCCTCTTTGTGCTGTGAAGAAATATTCATAGACGCTGCCCTTTATATTAAGCTGCTTCTCTACTACTCCAATAACTGTCTCCGTAGTCGTGCAGTATTTCCTCGCCTTGTTTTATTTCTTTAAGTGCATAAAATCTAACAAAGCGTTCATCTTCTTCTTCAATATCCCACTCAGCATTTGGGCTTGAACTATGATTATACACCATAGCACACCCAAGTGGAATATAATATTCTTCGTCT